CAACGGAATAAACTGCGGGGCCATCAGCATCGAACTGCCCAGAATCGGAGAAGTCAGGTAGTCCAAATGCACCTGCAAGTGCGCAAGATGGTCCTGCTCCGGAAATGCAGTAATCGGACGACCCAAAGACGCAGCCACGTTCTCGTTGACCGCATTCATTTCCTTGGGCTCAGGAGCAGGTACCAGCAACTCCTTAACATTCGGAATGCGCAACTGCTTCAAAATGCGCTCTTCAACCTTGCGAATGTTGTAAACCTGCGGAAGAGCCGCTGCACGCTGACTAAGCGCCTGAACCTGAGCAAATCGCTGCGCTTCAGAGAAAATGTTGGGGTCCGAAACCGGAACCACATCCATCGGGCCCAAGAAGTCAGACCGCTTGACCAGCAACTCGCCAGTCTCGTCCTTGACCTCCTCGTTCTCCAAATACATCGCGTTGATACGATGCAGAACCTTCAGCGTGCGACCCATCGCATCGTGCAGCCGAGCGTGAATTGCATTGAATACAATCATGCCCTGCTCAATTCGCGCCAACTGGGTGCCCACCGGCATGTTGCCCTGATTGTCGGCAATGTCCTCCAAGGTGGTGCGAACAACGCCCTTACCCGCATCAATCAAAAAGCCAAGCAACCGGAACAACGTCTCCGAAGGCTGGTTGAACGGCAACGGCATCGCAATCTTGCGAATATCGTCACTGAACGCACCACCCTCAATCTCCTTCACCTCGGTCGGATCAATGCGCTCAGACTGACCACCCTCGCGGCCACCCTTCAACTTCAACATGCCGGGGAAGTTCGCAATGTGCGCACTGTCCAGCAACGCACGCAAAGCACCCGTAGCCGCTGCCGAAATGCCGCCAATCATCTGCGGGATGCCAATCGGATACGCACCACGCCACGGCACAAACGGGAACTCAACGATCCACTGCATCTCCTCAAAAGTAGGATCGCTCTCCTGCCAGTTGCGGTAAATGCTCAAAACCTTGCCGGTCGATTTGTCAATCGAAATGATGTACGGCGCTAGCCCATACTCTTCTTCAAGGTCCGCAATCGCGTAAACCTCAAAAATCGTCCGCAAACCGTCAACGTCATACGCACCGTCGTCACGACCCTCAATCTTGTTGTTCGCCTTCTCACTGCGCGATACATCAGGGTCAGCCGTCGTCGGCGCTAACTCCGCATCCCGGTACATCCCAGAACGCACGCGCTGGAGATACTCAATCTCCGTCACATACTGAACGTGAGTCTTGCGCTCGGCAGAATAAAAGTTCGTTGCCGCATACGGCAGGTAAATGTCATCGATGCCAATGAAGAGAGGCACCGGACGCTTCTTGTTCCCGTCGTAAGAGAGCTTCAAGTACTGTGCGCCACCCAGCGGAACCTGAGTGAGCAACTGCTCCAACTCGGCCCGAAACTCCGGCATCTGCTGGGTCAACTGCCAATTCAAATACCGCGTCTTGCGCTGCGCCTTGGCTACCTTCTCAGCCGTGTCTTCCCCAATAATCTGATCTTTCGCAGGCCCCTCAGCAGGGAAAATCTCCTTAATAGCGCGGGCAGAGAAGTCCACGCAGACTTCCGTGAGCATGGGGTGCACAACTCGACTTGCACCCTGAAACGAAGCGCCGCCCGGTGCATCATCTCCAAGTCCCGTCCGTCGAATCCCCTCTTCATACTGCTCGTCGCGCTTCTTTCGCGCTTCCTTGTCCTTGGAAATCAACCCCACCAAGCTCTGCGCCAACTCATCCATGTCGCCTTCGGGCAACTCTTCAGCCAAATTGGCGTAAAACTCCATCTCCCTGACAGAAACAACAGACTCTTCTTCAAGAATGACTATCGCACCGCCGTCCTCAGTGTCCTCAACCTCCGCCGCCTCCTCGGGCAGCTCAAACATCTCGCCCAATTCCTCTTGGGCACCCTCAATCGGATTCTCACTATCAGACGCCATACGGGTTTCCTCTTGGCCGCTCGTTTACAATCAGCCTCGGTTGCAACGGCTTGGGTTTGCTCACACTTATCATATCCCTGTCAGCCAAGAAACGTAATCCCTGTGTGCACGCATCCATCAAATCGTCGTGCCGAATGCTCCCCTCGCCCGAAAATGCACACAATTGATACAAAAGCGGCTCCGCCCAGCTCCTAGCCTGACCCTTTCGCTTCTCAGACTCCACAAACCACACCATCCCACTCGCAAAAAGATGAGAAACCATGTGCAAACGAGTCAATTTCGACGCCTTTCCGGGGTTGTACGCATGCGCAACAATGCCCTCACGAGTCAATAACTGCCGCAAACTAATCCCAGACCCTTTGTCCTCAATCACAATCGTGTCCGGACGCCGACCAAAGCCCTGAGTACGGTTCGGACCCACCAACGGACGAATTACAGGCCGCTGCTCCTCCCCACCGTAATAAACTTCACGCTCCCGGTGAATCCGCTTGATCAAATCCGGCATCCCTAACCGATCTTCCCAACAATCCAGCAAAATAATGTTCGGCTTGTCGTCCTGATGGAATAATCCCAACACCACACACGCACTCGGGTCCGCGTCAGAAGTCTTCTTGTCCCGCGTCTGCTCCGTAAATGCCGTGTCCAACGACATCACTATGTGCTCCAACACCGGCAACGGCTTCTTCGCTGGCCACAAATTTACCCAAGAACGCCGAATAATCCCCTGATCCTCAGGATTCAATACCTCAGCGTGAATCTCCTGCCGCCCAAGCGTCGTACCCTCAAACTTCAACAACTGCTGCTGGAACGTCGGAGCCAAATTGGCAATGTTTTCGTAAGTCGATGCCCTAGTAACGTGAACATCCGCCCCATCACGCTCAATCAAATCCCGAATCAATGCCTTCGGCTTAGGGGTCGTCGTCGCCACAATACGCGGATGCTTGCCCAATCGAAGCGCAAACATAATCATGTCCCACGCCTCTTGATCGTATTGCCACGCCGCTAACTCGTCGCAGTTGTGCACCACAACACCGTTAGCGACGTACTCGTTTACCGCCTCAACCGTCAGGTTATACACCGGAACCCGCGTCTTTAACCTTTCGACGGCGCTGATTTTTGCCGTGATAGCGAACGGCGCAGGGCCTTGAGCAGAACCGCGCATTAACTCGCCGCGTTTCATGCAGCTTTCCGCATTGCTCACATGACTTTGATACCAATGGTCGTTCTGCGCGATGCCTTCTGGTTGAAGCCTTCTGGTTGCAAGCTTCGCAACAGTACTTTTGAACTCGTTTAATAGCCTCGTAATCGTTTCCGCACTCTGCGCACTTGCGAGCCTCAGGCTGGAAAGCGTTTGCACGCCATTTTTCCATGCATTTCTCAGAGCAAAACTCGCGAGTCTTATGCATGGACTTGCTTTGAAAGTCGATACCGCACTGGATGCAATGCTTTGACTCCAACTCCAACTCTTGCCACATGCGATTGAAAGTCGCCGCAGCAGCTTGCTTCTGCTTGTCAGATGTTGAGCGGCCCTTTGAGTGATGGCTGTGATGCTCTGAGCGAGCCATGAGAGCCAAGTTCTCAATGTCGTTGTTATCTGGGTCGTGATCTTGGTGATGCACAACGTGGCCGTCTGGAATCGGGCCGTGATGTAACTCGTATATGTACCGATGAAGGTATTGCTTCTTAGCGTTTCTGTAGTACCCGTCTGACCGCTGACACCATATTTGTCCGTCAAACTCAAGGGTATCCATAGCAAATCCCCCGCTTTTACGTCTTCAGCCGGGACCCACCCCCAACCTTCAACAAGTATGGGATGATCTGCTGTACATGTCAAGTTCGTCGTGCCAAAACTAATACGGATCAGTGGAGCAGGATTGTTGCTAAGGCCCGCTGCCTGAACGGCGTGTGGCCCAAAGCGCGTCTGAACTACTTCGCCCACATTGATCTGCTCAATAGGCTTCTCGCTCCCATCGGCCATCAACACCGGGGTCCCTGCCGGGTGGCACCACGCCCCATGCCACTGACCACCACGCAACCGATCCGGCGTCTCCGCCGAAATGCCCTTAATAAGCGACCCGTTAACCAAAATGATTTCCGAAAGCGAACGGTTGTACTCCTTGACCAACTT